CCTCTTGGTACACGCCAATGGCGGAGGTACCGTAAGCCCTAGGTCGCGAGGTAGGAGCAAAGCTCCTACACCGAATAACCTAGGTCCACCCACCGGTTAGCAACGTGGCTAACTCGGTTAGACGAGACACCGCTGCACCATATGCCTACGAACCTAAAAGGCTCGTCGGTAAAGAAATGCAGTAGTGCCTCTTTTGCGTCGACTCTGATGGTACGGCTCTTCTTGATCAATGATGTCAAGAGTTGCTCGTGCCTTTGTAGGCTAGGGTTCCACCTGGTTTTGCCAGGCGGTCCGTCGCCGACGAAGGACTTCAAAGTCGCCAGCCCGGACGAGATGTGCCGGATCGGCAGGTTGTAAGACCTGTCGAGCCCAACTGTCTCTTCGTACGCCTTAGACGCGTGCCATAGCCCCTTAGTAAAGAGGTTATTAGCAGTATCAACGGCGGACTGAAATCCCTCCGGGCTACCGAGCCAGAAGATCTTAGGCTTACAAGGGGTTACATCGTAACCCCGATAAGCATCCATGCCACAAGACTCGCGAAAGTAGCCCTTAGAGAAGGACTTCTTCGTGTTAACCTTGAGGCCGAGGTGCGTAAGCAATAAGACTAGGCTGTCGTACGACGTTCTAGGGACGATAATGTCGTCCCCGAACACGCGGACACTGCCAATCAGACCCTTAATTTTCGATCTGTTGTTCGCGCCACAAGAGGCGAGAGCAACACAGAGAAAGAAAAGAGACTGAATGGGGAACGTTAGCGCAGAGCCCATCGCTGCAAACTTCTTAATACGTATGTATTGAGAAGGGCCTCTGATAGAATCAGAGACATAGCGGGTCCTGCAGGCGTGAACGGCCGATAACAAGGAGAAGTTACTCCGAAGCATCGACTCAACATGCCTACAAGACAGACGATCACTAGCGCTGGAGAGATCCAGCGTAGCTAGATCGCCTTGGACCGAAGCACGACTCACAAGCTTTTGTGAGGCCGTCTGATCACGCAGTGAGATAAACGAACCGATCAAGGTTTGTTCAAATCTAACTGCGAGCCACGACGCAACCTTCTGTTGAGTCCACTGATGGCAGATAGGTTCCGAGGCTATAAGCCTCGGTCCCTTAGCTGTCTTAGGGACGCAGATAAGTTTGCTAGGAGGCTCATGACGAGACGGAACAGACGTGTTACAGTCGATGGTATGAGAACCACACCAATCGAAAGGAAACACATGTTCGAGCTTCATAGGCCAAACGGGGAATTGGTACTTGTACCAGCCTTGTTTGGCATCTGCGACAGCCCCTGGTCCGTGTCTAAAGCGGCCGTGCTCTCGGTCGTTCTGACTCATAGAGTCAAAATAGCCGAGGTCACAACACAGGATCTCTACTACAGAATCGAGGTCCTGCAGCATCCTACGTATGGGTACTTCCTGCTCGAGGGGTACGGGGAAGAGTTCATCTTCCCTCGTCTTCGGCGAGAAAGCAGAGGTAAATCTTACCGCTGCGTCAGGGTTACCGATACAATCATCATCCCAGCTCATCTGTGCTGGGACGATTGATGTCTCGATGTCGTGGTACTCTTGAACAGCAGCATCACGCCGCTGGACGGAGCACTCGACAGCGACCTTTTTGCCCAAGCAGTAGATACTGCGCAGGAAGAAGATCGCGTTCGGACAAGGATGCTCGATTAGACAACCATCAACACCGATAATACGGGACCATAGAACCCAGAGGAATCTGGGTCTAGCGTCTTCCTTGCTTCTGCGCCTGGTAACAGGCCCAGAAGTTGGGATCGAGCCGTTCTCCAGAGTATGGAGGAGGAACTCATCCCCAGAAGGAAGGTCTAAGGTGTAATACCCTAGACCACGTGTATCAGTGCATCTAAGTATACGGGAGAGATCTCTAGTACACTCAGATGGACAGTCTACGTACAACTCTCCGGCATCAGCAATGATGCCCGAGACGGTGCGGCGCAACACTTCACACTGGCTTTTCATCATAGGAAAGCTCCGTGAGATCCAGTTGGCACCGTCACAAGACCAAAAGAAGCAGTAGAACTACGGGATCAACTCTCGTAGTTCAGCAACTTGGTGATATTCGGCGACGTGAAGAAGCCGGTATAGCCCAGGTTGAAGTTCAGAGGTTCAGTGAGCCCGTCGACACGCTCATTTTCAATGACCGTGTAAGACTTGCGCTGAATACTGACCGTCGAAGGAAGCACCGGATACACGACCTGCGTGAACTCGACATTGTGGCGGTCGATGACCTTGCCACGCGTCTTGTCAGTGTAGTTCGAGTGCCGGATCTTGAGTCGAAACTCATCGAGGGTGCCACGGAGGAAATATTCCGAACCGTAAGCATCCTGGTTGATCCGATTCAGGACCTTCGCGACTGCGTTGATGGTGATAGTGATGGTATCAGCGAACATGTTGCGATTCCTAGGGTAAGCGCTGCTAACGAGGTACTGGGAGTTTCGGGAACGCAGGGTTAAACCTGCCGTTCGAGATGCCTCCACCCTTGAGAGCAGCGAGAGACCCAAGGATAGACAGTTGTCTGCCGGTTAGAACCGGCATACGTGCGTCATATGCAGCCGACTGAGGCTGGCGGGACTTCGTCTCAATAAGCCTAGACGGGAGCTGGGATACTTGTATACCAGCCCACGGTGAAGGCGTCGATATCGTGTAGTTAACTTGCGTAAGCAAGTGCTCCATGATAAACGAATGAGACACGTAGGCGGGTATGATGTTGCGGTTAGCAGCAAGCATATCACCTACATTCCCAAACCAATCGGCAAGCCAACTCCATGGCATAAGTTCCCATGCAGTAGACATGTCGATGGTTGCACCAGTAACGGCGTCCATCGCCTTTTTGCGAAGTTCGTCGTTCGTTTTTGGCCAGGATCTAAAGAAAGTGTCTGGTTTCCAGACACAGTACGCGGAAACGCGCCGCGATGTAAAGATTGTCCGCATACAACCGAGTCTTGCCCAATTGGGCGAAGATATCATGAAGATGTCGGACTTGCTAGACACCGCCCCTGACCAAACTACGCTCTTTCGTCTGATCCCTCCTTTACCGAGAGCAGTAAACTCGTGGAATCTCTTGTCCGCCTCTTTGGTGAACTGAGTCATCTTAACGAGATCACTGATCATCGGTTTAATGCCAAACTGATAACGGATGTTGCCATTGGCAATAGCCGTTAACATGTTCCTTCCGAACGAATAGACAAGGCTAGGTATGTCCCGGAGCTCCCCTAAGAAGACAGGAATGTCGACGTAGGGACGCGAAGGGTTCGTATTAGCCATGAACTTCGTCATGAGGTAGGCATTAGAGGGACGACTGCCATCAGAAAGGTGACTTATATAGCCCACAGGGTTGCGATCAATAGGGAAGCTATACGCGATCTTATTAGGATCGAGGATAGTAGCTCCGTTGATAGCACCCGGAACGTGGATGATATGAGTCATAGTGAACGGAGAACCGCCAGGCTTCGTAAACGGAATGGTATCATCCATTCTGCGAGAAGAGAGCGGTCCAACGACACTAGAACCGACGATGGATCCATTGTCAGATAACTGACCAGAAGTGGAACCAACTTCGGACAACTTTGTGCGGGCAGCCATATGGCCTCATACTGGGTAGTT